AGATATAACGTATTATAAAAATCAAATAAAATAATTAACCAGTACTCTAAAAACAAGGAACCCTTGAGTGCTTATAATAGGGAAACCAATATGAAAACTAATGAAATTAGAATCTATTTGCTGAACGATAGATCGGCACTAGACAACAAAGGTATTGAACTAGAATACCTAGAAGCAGCAACATCAGATAAAAAGTGGGACGAGTTCCTACTGTCTGATAAATATGACGATCTGCTTGCAGCAGTCAAAGCTAACCCATACGAAAGAGCTCACCAAGCATTTCGTAGAGAAGAAGCACATACGATCATTAAATCAGTTAATAAAGCTGAAATGAAAGTAACAATGCTAGACGGTCAAACCCGTAGAGCAAAGTTCTTTGATAACAATTTCTTCAAAATGGAAAAGTGGATCGAAGATCAGAACGCTTCATATAATAAACGCAAGCGTAAGTTCATAAATACTTACCTCGCTAAGTTTAAGAAGAAACAGATTAGTAACTTCCACATAGCTAGTAATAAGCTTGGAGATTTCTTACAGAAATAATGTGGTTATATATCTGGTTGGGCATAGTGGTATTATACTGCTATGCTCTTTACGACTATCATAAAGATAGAATAAAAGAATCAATAAAAAATAGAAAATCATGGTGAACGAAAAATCGGTAGACAGCTACCACCAATTATTAGAGTCTGGTACATTAAGTAAAAGACAAGCACAAGTATACGAAGCTATAATGACGCTTGAGAAATGTACTAACAGACAAATAGCTCAAGCTTTAAGCTGGGATATAAATAGAGTAACAGGACGTGTTACAGAACTACGTGAAAAACATGTAGTAATATATGCAGGAGATTATAAAGATCCTGAAACAAATAGAACAGTTAATTTATGGAAAGTAAAATGAAAGAAAAAATAATGTATCAAATTGAAGAATTTGAAATGGGCTCCATAAGTCCATATATATTAATAAAAAGAATTAAACAAATTTTAGAATATGAAAGATCCAATTAGTAAATGGGCTAACGAAGCCCAAAAAAGAAACAAAGAAAACTTTTCAGATATGCGTGAAGCAGAACTTGCAAGAAAAGATATGTTAGATGAAGCGTTAGACGCAATGAATGAGTTACACATATTAAAAGAACTCATTGAAGAAAGACTAGCTCTGCATCGCAGACACATATCAGACTTTGTTGATGATGTATATGACGAAACAGTTATGGCTAGGTTCGATGAACTTACCAAACTGAAATATTACCTAAATACTAAACTTAATAAATAAAATAATTATGAGCATTGTAATGATGAGTGCAGCTAGCGCTGCTGGTTTCTACTTGATCCTACGTAAAGTAATGTCAAGAAAAGCATTTTTAAAAACTAATGTATTATGGGATGTCCTGCTTACGCTTGGACTACCATTACTATTCCTGGGTACATTCTCAGGTATGATAACAGCTATCTTAACAGGGCTGATCTTTACCATTGGTACATCACTAATGAGAAAATACAATATCTAATACCAAAAACAATAAAACTATGTCAAATTTAATTAAAGGTAAATTCCAATCATTCGTTGATCCTAGAAATGGAACTAAAAAAATTAATGCGTTAATCAAACTTAAAACATTAATTGAAGCAGCCAACGAAGATGGCGAGGTAGCAATTACTATCATACCTCAGAAAGAGGAGAACATGGAGAATAAAAAGCACATACAAATGTATGGCGATCACTATGCTATCCAGAATACACATTATGATATTGCCAAAGGCAAAGCGATACGCAAAGCTAAAGAGCTTGCTCAATCAGTCATAATGAATCCTGAAATAAAAGAACTAGAAGCTGAAGCTACATTTACAGATGAGGAACTAGATATGTTATACGATAATAAATTAAATAATTATTAAGATGAATAAAACAGTTAAAGAAAAAGGATATGATTACTGCGTAACGGTAATCAATTCATGCGAATCTCAACAGCAATTAGATGATGTTAAGAATCTTGCCGAAAACTTCTTAAGAATTAACGGTGAGAATGCTATGGCAGAATACCTATTCTTACAGAATATGATATTTAACAAAAAATTAGTTTTAGATAATGCGCCAAGAGATATTAAATAAGCTACGAGGCATACAGAAAACTGTAGAACAGTTTGATGAAAATAAATATAAGCGTAACATGGGGCATCTCAAGGTTGAGCTTAAATACAGATATAATAGATTAATAGAAAAATTAAAAATTAAGTAATTATGGGACTAGACATGTATTTAACCAAGAAAACATATCTTGGTACACAATGGGAACACAGAGGTGTTACAGCAGAAATCACAGTAAAAAGTGAAGGTAAAACTGTTGACGTAGGTATAAACCCACATAAAATAGAAGAAATAACTGAATCGGCTATCTATTGGCGTAAAGCAAATCACATTCATAAATGGTTTGTAGAAAACGTACAAGATGGAGAAGATGACTGCGGTCTATATAACGTTACATTAGATCAACTCAAAGATTTGAGAGATCTGTGTGAAGAAGTCATAAACAATAGAGATAAAGCTGAGGAGTTGTTGCCAACACAATCAGGTTTTTTCTTCGGTGGTGAACACTATGATGAATACTATTTTGAAAGTCTTATTTACACTTACAATAGTCTCAGAGAAATAATAGATAATTATCCATCAGGAACATTATTCTACGTTGATTATATGTATAGTTCTTCCTGGTAATGAGTTACGATAATTGGAAACTATCCAATCCACAAGACGATGGCTGGACCTCTGACGAGGTTACCAGCTGTTGTGGCGTGGAACAGGAAGGAAGCGGAGCAAGTAATTGCTGTGACGCTAGATTCTGGTCAGAAACAGATATTTGTGGCGAGTGTAAAGAACACGCTGACGAGTATATGATCTGCTCCGAATGTGGCGATGACGAAACATGCTACACTATGATAAGTGAACATGAATATAATGAACGCAGACGAGAGGATGCACAAGAATATAACAAAGATGAGTAAAAGACATTTGTACAGTAGACTAACACAAGGAGAAATGCATGTATATGCAAAATGGTTGTTAGAAGAATGTAACGAACCAATAGATGAAATTGTATGGTTGTTACATCATTGTATGGCACATGACAAAGAACATGTAACCATACAGGTAAAACAAGTAGTTGAACATTTACCTAATCATGACGATTAAACAAATGAGAGACAGGGAAATGAAAAGAGCCCTGAAACTATGTAAAACTGTAGAGATGGCAGCCAAGAAACTAGGAATTAGTGCAAGGTTGCTATATTTATTTAAAAGAAAAAATAAATTATGATTAAAGATCCAAGAAAGTACTGGACTAAAGAAATTGCTAAAAGACTTGAAGGTCGCACTATCGTTAAGATAGAATATATGCCTGAAGAAGAGGTAAAAAAATGGATGTGGTATAAAACACCAGTCGTAATACATCTTGACGATGGCGGTATGCTTATACCGTCTATGGATGATGAAGGTAATGATGGTGGTGCTATCATTACAAACTATGAAAAACTAGGAACAATACCAGTAATATGAAAGTTAAATTATTACAACGACAGGTCTTCTACAAAATAGGCATGATCGAAATAGATGTCCCAGATTTTGTTGATCCATTAAGTGAAACACAAATATGGTTACATAATAATGAAGATCTGTGGGTAGATAAGCTTGCAGAAAACATGGACGAAGGTCCATTGAATCACGGTTTTGGATTATGTGATCTGACTAATAGATGGTCAGACGCAACAGAAGAAACTGAATATTTATACGAACTGCCTAACGGAAATGGAGGGCACATTTAATACTATTATGGATAATAATCAAAAGATTTTTGACGCATTGTACAATACTAACACAGCTTGGTCTGTACAAAAAGAACCATTGTTTACACAAGATGGGAAAAAAACACAAAGTTACGGTTTATTTAGATCTGACAATAACGCTTGGTTAAGCACCGTAGGCGAAAGATACGTTCCTATGCAGAACGAAGAACTAGCAGAAATTATGGTTAGAATACAAAACAAATTTGGTGGTGACATTAAAGGTGATGCTATGGGTAGAATTCCAGGACAAAAGATTTATTATCAATTGTCATTAGAAGATTACAATATAAATGGTGACAAATTAAAGCGTCACATTACCTGTCTTAACTCACACAATGGTTCACACGCTATTGGTTTTGGTTCTACCAATACAGTTATATCGTGTTCTAACACCTTTCACATGGCTATGAAAGATCTAACTAAGTTTAGACATACTATGAGCGCATCTCAAAGATTACAGTTTGCTGTAGACGAGTTTGAAAAAGCTTTGATTCTTGATGACAATCTTATGCTTACATACAAAGCAATGAATAGAGTTCCTGTGGATCAGACTATTATTGAAAATGTTATGCAAAAGATATTTAAGGTTGACATGAATAGCAAAGTAAGTGATAACTCTACTCGTAAGAAAAACCAAATCGAAGGCTTTGGTAAAGCTTTGCAGCACGAGCTTGCAGCTAAAGGTAATACCCTTTGGGGATTATTCAATGGCGTAACTTATTACACGAATCATATAGATGATAAAGGTATTGATAATCTTATGACAGGCTCTGGCTACAAAAAGAACCTGATAGCCTTTAAAACCATTGAGGATAAGTTAATGGAAAAAGGAATGTTAGTTAATTTACAAGAAGTATAATGGATAGAAATAAACATATATGGGAAGGCTGGACAGTTGGTGATTTTATTGACGATATAGAGCCAACATTTGACATGGTAAACAGCGGAAATGCTAAAAATTGGAGCTTTCCAAATAAAAAAGCATTAAAAAGCTGGGTTGCAGGTGAGCAACCTTATTACAAAAAACACATACCAGAAGTGTATGAATATTTTTTAGAAAAATTAAAATTATAAGTATAATGGATGTAAAAGAACATAAAGTATACGTAGCAAGCTACGAAGAAACGCATGATGAGTTTCAGTACGAAGACTATTTGTACGATATGGTGAATGCGTTAAAAGACATGGGTTGTAGTGTTTGGGATGTAGAAGTCTCAAACGGAAACTGGCGTGGACAAACAGGATACATGACATCAAGTGATCCTGAAAAGATAGCAGATGCATTACTAATGCACGATGGACGCTGTCGCACAGACGTGTGGATGGATGGTGATGGACTCTCAGGAGTCTGTTACCACCATGACGCACCTACTGGATCTTGGTTCACAATTAAAATTAATGAAGATGAGTAAAATAGATGATTTATCAAACTACGTAACTGTTAATGGTTGGAAGTTTGAGTTAGTTAAACAAGACGTGGATGATATATTTTATCAATGTCGTGGTGCAACAATGTACGATGACTATCACGATCAAGTACCAGAGCCAGAGCTTTGGGTAGCAGCAATGAAATTAGAAACAATGTTGCACAAAGATGGCTATAATGTAAACGCTGATCACAGCGAAAAAGGTTGGGTTGAAGTAACTGTAAATATTTAATTATGAAATACTTTAAAATAGAAGTCGAAAGAACATATACTACTGAAGTATATGTAAAATGTAAAGACGAAAAAACAGTGCAAGATGTTTTGGATGCTACTTTTTCCAATAAAGAATTGTTTGTAGCACAAACAAATTTATGGGATCATATTGTTGAAGAAGAAATGGAACAATGTGTTGTTTTAGATTCAATTACTACTGTTAAAGAATGTCACAAAAAACCTGACTGGTCTTTTGATTTAAATGCACAAATAATAGAAGATTAATTATGGGAACAAGAAGTTTAACAAAAATCATACAAAAGTATGATGATGGTCAAGAAAATGTATTAACAACTATGTATCGTCAATTCGATGGATACCCTGATGGACATGGAGTAGATTTGGCTACATGGCTTTATCCTTTTAATGTGGTAAATGGTATTGGATTAGATGAAAAAAGACAAATTGCAAATGGTTCAGATTGTTTAGCAGCACAAATGTTTGCCCAATTTAAAGATGGTCCTGGAGGTATTTATTTGATGCATCCAGACGCACATGATTGCGGAGAGGAATATATATATTATATATATGTTCATCATGATGACATAACAATTAAAGTTTATGATACTTATGATGACAAAGTAATCTTTGAAGGTAAACCACGTAAATTAGTAGAAAAATATGCCTAATTGGTGTTGGAATAATTTACATGTAACGTGCACAGAAGAGCATGTTGCTGAACTACAAGATTTTGTAGAAAAATCCACAAGTATCAAAGATACAGAGTTTTCTTTTGAAGGGACTTTGTTTCGTGGTGATCGTGAAGACTGGTATAACTGGTCTTTAGATAACTGGGGTACTAAATGGGATGCGTGTGAACCATATATAAATGAGTCAGAAGCACAATGTTTTAACGTTACTTTTGATACAGCGTGGGGCCCACCATGCAATTGGATTCAAAACATTATGCATAAGTATAAAAACCTAGAGTTTGAACTTGAGTATGATGAACCTGGTTGTTGTTTTGCTGGTGTTTTAAATGCACACGGTGCGCGAGGAACGTTTCATGATCATTATTTTGAAACAGATTCAGCGTCACAATGCTGTCAAGCAAAAATATATTACCAAGATGATGAAGAATACACTCTAACAGAAGATGATGTTAAAGGATCTTATCCTACAGAATATCAATGTTCTGAATGTAAAGAAGAGTGTGAAACATTTATGATGAAAGAAAGCGAAATAAAAAATAATGATTAAATTTAACGCCCCAAAAAAATGTGATGCACGATGAATTAATTAAATATGAGTTAGAAGCAGTTCTGCTTTCTAAATTACTTATGCACCCAGAGCTTTACTATCAAAACGCAGAAAAGCTGAACGTTAATATGTTTGACAATATGTTTCATAAAAGAATTTATGAACAGTTTTTGGTTATGCAATCAGAGCAAAAAGATATAGATTTATTGTCTATGTCTAATGCTCTTGGTTGTAGTCACGAAGAAAACATACAGCTTTCAAATGTATACACTTTTGATTCACAGTTTATTTCTGTTAAGTCAGCTATTGACTCATTGCATGAGCAAAGTCGTAAAAAGACAATGCATACGCTTATTACTGAAGCGCAAAATAAATACCTCAACGGAGAATCTACAGACGAAATAATTGCATTTATAAATAAAATGAATGCAAAAATGATGGTCGTTCAAGATAGCGATGTTGCAGATATTAAATTGCAGATGAAAGAATTTTTGATAGACATTGATAAAAGGATAGCATCAGACGGTATTATAGGTGTAACAACAGGTTATAAATCTCTTGATGAGTTTACTGGTGGTTGGCAAGGTACAGATCTTGTTATCATTGGTGCAGCCTCATCAATGGGTAAAACAAGTTTAGCATTGAATCTTGCATATAACGCAGTTAAGCATGCAGATGCACCTGCGCTTATATTTAGCTACGAAATGTCGGTAAATCAACTTATAATGCGTTTAGTTGCATTAGAGTCAGAGATACCAATACGTTGGATACAAAACGGTGAACTCAAAGATGAAGACATCAGACGAGTTCAACAGACAGCCAGCGATATAATAGAGCGAAAGATCTATATCGATGAATGTAAACAAACATCATTGAATTATTTAATTTCTAAAACTAGACAATATGTACACAGTTGCGGTATTAAGCTTGTGTTTGTTGACTACTTACAGCTTGTCACAGCGAGTACAGGATCAAAAGGAACCAGAGAGCAAGAAGTCTCAAAGGTTGCTAGGGCCCTCAAAAACCTCGCTAAAGAACTAAACATTACAATTGTTGCTTTATCACAGCTCAATCGTGGTGTTGGTTTCAGAGCTGAAAGCAAGCCAACACTATCTGATCTGAGAGAATCAGGTGAAATAGAACAAGCAGCAGATGTAGTTGCATTAGTTTACAGGCCAGAATATTACGGTATCAATCAAGATGAAAACGGAGAGCCTACACAAGGCAAGGCACAGATTATCTTTGCCAAAGGACGTAACATCGGTGTTGGTACTGTTACGCTAAACTTTATTAGCGAACTGACTAAATTTAAGGAGAATACCTTAGATTTTTAAGTATAATTTTAGTAAATTTATACGTGGCCAAACACACAAAACTAAGACAAATAATTGCAGAAATTGCACACGACTTAGGTATTGATAAGAAGCTTGTCAAACGAATACTCATTGCAGTATTTAGAGAAGTAGGCTTTGCTATTATACTAAGAGGTCGTCCTGTTATGTTCAGGAAATTTCTGAAGATCGTATTTGCGATACGTGCAGGTAAAAAGACGCACGAAATGTTTAATAAATATGAAACACGAAAAAAGTAAATTATGGCAAAATTAAAAACAGTTAACATTAAAGGTAAAGAATACGTTGAGGTTAACGAAAGGCTAAAACATTTTAGATCTAACTTTAAAGGCTGGTGTCTAACATCAGATGTTGTAGATCTTACTGAAGATCGTTGTGTTATCAAAGCTACAATCTTTGATGAGAACGGAAACATACGCTCCACAGGACATGCGTATGAAAAAGAAGGTTCGTCCTTCATTAACAAAACAAGTTTTGTAGAAAACTGTGAAACATCAGCTTGGGGCCGTGCTCTTGCTAATTTAGGTATTGGCTTAGATACATCGGTTGCTTCTTATGAAGAGGTAGCTAACGCTGTAAAACAACAATCTGCACCAGCAGTTAAACCAGAGCTTGATGAAGATAAGTTTAACAACATGATCAAAGCTATTGAAGCTGGAAAAGGTGATGCTGTTAAGGCTAAAATGCCAAACTACGACATACCAGAACATATGTTGAAAGTATTAAATGATAATCTCAAATCCAAATAATTATGAGTAATGTAATTGCATTTAACTTGGCTG